ACCATCCCTTCTTCGTGGAAGCGGTCAGCGATGACAGGGTCACGTTGATGGACTTCGACGTGCTGGCCTTGTAGCTCCAGTCGGAGTCGCTGTCCTTCTTGTAGGCTACGCCCCAGGTGGCGTTGTCCTTGTACCACTCGACGGAGCCGGTGACCACGATGCTGTTCTTGGTGACGGTCCCCTTGGTCGGGGCGCTGATCGTCGCGACATTTGAGCGGTACAGGTTAAAAAGAGGTCTCGGATTCATGGTTAGTTGTTGTTTTCGTCGTTTCCGACGGTTGTATAATTGAGCGGGATGCGCGGCTCGTCAAGACCGGGGAGGAGTTTCATGCCCTCGAACTCCCTTGCCTCGTTCGGCGTCATCCAGCCGGAATTGATGCCCTTCTCGTAGAAGCCTGCGCGGGCGGTGGCGTCTCCGCGCATCAGCCCGTTCAGGTCGAATTTTACGTGATATTTGCCCCTTTCCTTGTCGGTGAAGAGTTTAAGCTCCAGCTGTTTCTCCAGGCGCTTGCAGATAGGCCGCAGGGAATACTCCCCGAAGAAGATGTTCTGCTGCTCGATGTTGCTGAAGGTCGCATGCGACAGCTCGGCCAGCATGTGCGGAGGGATGCTGTAGATCCGCGCGATGTCGTTGATCGAGAACGTCTTCGACTGGAGAAGCTGGGACGCCTCCGGCGACAGGTTGATAGCCTTGTATTTGAAGCCGTATTCCAGCAGGGGCGTCTCGCCGTTGTTCGCTGTCTGCTTCCAATGGGCGATGAATCGCTCATAGTCGTCATCGCCAAGGGACTGGTCCGTCTCGATCGTTCCCTTGATGGCTCCCCCGGTGCGGAAGTAGTCGGCGGTAAACTTCTGGGCGGCGATACCTTCGCCGATTGCCGCGGCGTTGTAGACGATTGGATCCACGCCGACGAGGCCGTTCAGGGTGAACAACATGAAGTGCAGCATCTCGTTCTCCAGATACGTCCCCTCCAGGAAGCTGAAGGACTCGTCGCGGGTCTTGACGACGTACATCTTCTCTCCGCCGGTGAAGATGACCCGCACCCAGTCCGGGTTCACGGGATGCAGGGCGACAGGCTTGCCGCGGTCGTACCTGATGACCGCGTAGGCGTTCCCCTTGCCCAACAGGTGGGCGATCATGGTGAACCAGAAGGTGAAGACGTCCATGTAGGCGTTTGGACGGTCGTACAGGAGGACGTGGGCGGGATGCCTGTCGGCGTCGGTGTAGCCTCCGTCCTCCGTCCGGATCATGACGGACTTCGGTAGGCCGGCGATGTTCTCCGACAGGAGTTTGATGGCGGCGAAGACCGCGGTGAAGCGCAGGGCCGTGTCCGTGTTGACGGCGACACCCGCGTCGATGCCGTTGTTATATACGCCGAGCAGGGAGCCTGCGCTGCTTGCAGGTCCCAATAGCCAGTTGCGGAGGGCCGCCTTCAGGCCACCCTTGCGATTTTCTTTCCTTGCCATTTCATTGGCAAGGTATGAGAAATGCAAGTGGAAGTGCTGGCCGTTTTTCCGTTTATGTATATCAATCCGTTACCTCTTGTCCCTTCGTTTCCGGAAGGCGTCGAAGGACTTGAACCTGTCCTCCTTGAAGACCTCCCGGTACTCGTCATTCAGGATGTAGAAGACGTCCTCCTGGGTGACGTCGGGGTTGTCGCGGCGCATCTCTGCGAGGCGGCGCCAGAACTCGGCGATGAAGCCGTCGTCCGTCACGAGCTTATGGACATAGATCATCATAGGCTGATAGTCCTCAAGGTGTGGTCATGGTATGCGGCCTTCTTCTCGGAGGTCTTTGTCAGCCAGCCGCCCACGGCATCCACCAGGGCGACCACGCCGTCTATCTTGTTACGGCTCCGGGCCTTGTCCAGCTTGACGTTGGCGTTGGGATCTATGTACACCACCACGTTGCGGAACATCCACCGGAGGACCGGATTCCCCAGAAAGTTCAGCCGGTGGGACAGGACCTCCGTCTCCACCCACTTGGTGGGTACGCTCATGTACCGGATGCTCTGCTGGTAGGCCATCAGCTGGCCCTCGTACTTCCGGAGCTTCGGGACGATGTTCCACATCGCCCAGGGATCATAGGCCAGGCAGCGGACCTTGTATGGCTCCAGCTCGCGCAGCAGGTAGTCCACGAACCAGTCCTCGTCCAGCACCTTGCCCGGGGTTACGGTCAGCCATCCCTGATCCATCCATAGCCTGTAGTCCACGCGGTCCTGCTGTTCCTCTACCTTCGCCTCCGGCACCACGAAGAGGAAACGGGCCACCCGCTGATCCGGGAAGTACAGGCAGACGGCAGATATATCGGACTTCGATGCAAGGTCGAGGCCGACATAGCACTCCGATCCGGCGAGGGCCCTGACGTCGAAGGGAGCGCAGTTGGCCTGCACGTCCTCGTCCCTTATCCACACGTCCGGAGCGTTCACCCACATGTTGAGGTTTTTCGTCTGGAAGGCGACCTGATAGGTGCCGCCGCGCAGTTTCGCCTCCTCGCATTCGGCCCGCATGTAGTCCATGCTCAGGGACACGCCGAGGTTGGGGTTCACCTTCGCCCAGGTGACCGGATCGTCCCATGCGTCCCCCTCGTCGGGGGTGAAAAGCATGAGGAAGTGGTTGTCCTTCTCCTTCAGTCCCAGGAGGATGTCGCGGTAGGTCTCGATGTCCGAGAAGTAGGGGTTGCTGGTGTCCGTGCCGGCGGTGGAGATGGACAGCAGCATCGGCTGCGTCCTCGCACCCATGCCGGTCTTGATGACGTCGTAGATCTCCGTGTTCGGCCAGGCGTGGCGCTCGTCGCAGATCGCCGCGTGGATATTGAGGCCGTCCTTGTTCTTGGTATCCTTGGAAAGGGGCCGGAAGACCCCTGCATTCTTCGGGGACTTCATGCCCCATTGGTAGGGCTTGGTGTCCACGGAGAATATGGATGCCCGGATGAGCTCCGCGCTGGCGTCGTAGCACAGGCGGGCCTGCTGCTGGTCCACGGCAGCGGTGTACACCTCCGGCCCGGCCTCCCCGTCCTTGAGCAGGTAATAGGCCGCGAAGATTGCGGCCAGGAAAGTCTTGCCGTTCTTCCTGGGAACGTAGATGTCTGCGTAGGTGTATTTACGGAAGCCGGTGTCCTTCCTCTTCAGGCCGATGACGTTGGCCATGACGAAGAGCTGCCAGTCCTCCGGCTCGAACTTCGTCCCGGCCATCGCACCCTTGTAATGCTTGAACTCGCGGGCGAAGCGGACGAACCGGTTGAAGGCCCTCTCGTCGAAGAACAGGTCGTCCCTCTCCAGATCCCGGCGCCAGCGATCCACGGCCTTCTGGACCAGCAGGCACGAAGGTACGGCGCCGGAGATGACTCCGTCGCACCAGGACTGCACCCGCTCGATATTAGTCTTCTTCTTCATCCCATGCCTCCGATGCTGACTTCGTCGACGCTTCCTCCTTCAGGCGCTTCCTGCCTGTGGGCGTGAGACCGAGACGGATGGCCGTCTCCTCCATCGCCCGCTGCGCCACCTGGAGGATCTCCACCGCAGGATTCTTCTTGACTTTTACGCCGTGGTAGTTATCCTCCTCGTCCAGCAGCAGCCCGCGCTTCTCGATTTCCTTCGACGCCTCGCGTGCGATCACCACGTTGCGGGAATATGATGCGATGATGCTCACATCCGTGGCGCGGAAGAGGCCGCGGGACTCAAGATCCTCCACGACATGGCGGAAGATCCGGCGCTGCGCATCGGACAGGGAGCGATAGTCGCCGCTGTTGTAAACCTTCTTTTTGTCCTCGTTGGTCATAATTTATGGTTCAAAATTCAATTTTGGTCATTTTTTTATGGTTCAAAATTCACTTTTCGTGCGAGCAAAAGTGGGGGCGTGGTCTTGAAGCGTCTTCGGTTAGAGATTTTGACCCCCCTCCCCCTCTTCCAACCACTTGTATATCTTCCTGCACAGCGCATCCAGGGCGGGTTGCAGCCCCTTCTCCCTTCCCGGCACCAAGGGCTGGCCGAAGTTCCGGTGCATCCGCCTCGCCAACTGGAAGGCGTTGCGGTTGATGACGTCCAAGTCCATGTTCTTCTCACCCTTGTAGAGCACCGTCTTCCCCATGAGCTTCCCGATCCGGTAGACATCGCCCCACACATACTGGGCGCATTGTGCAAGGATGTGGCACATCAGGATGGAGACGAACGTGGTGCGGGTGTCGATGTCCATGTCCTGGAATATGAGCATCAGCTGTGAGCGCACCATCATGATCTCGTCGGAGATGTAGTCCTCGAAGTCGTCCATCAGGTCGGTGACCTCTATGCTTGCGTCGTTGTCGAAGGCACGGAAGAACGGGCGGTTGAATCTGCTGTATGCCTTGGCCCACTCGTTCCGCAGCTTCTTGTCCTCTCGGTACATGGGCAGGTGGGCAATCTCCCTGTTATAGATGGAGTAGATCGCATCGCCCAGGAGGAAGGGAACCAGGGGCTCGGCAGTATCACCCGATATTCTCTTCTTCCCGACGCTGTTCAAGTAGGTGTTTATAAGTTCTCTCTTTGTCATATCCTTGTCTTTTCGTTGTATATTCGTCGTTCCTCCGTAGTCTTCCGGATCGGGCATTTATCCCCGACGCATGGCTTGTGGTCCAGCCGGCAGAGTCCCAGCTTGAAGTGGACGCAGTTCATATCCTCCACTCTGCCGGGAATCTTACCCCGGACGACCTTTCCAGATAGGTCACCACTTCGCACCGAGCGAAGGCATCGAGGCCGGCGTTCTTCAACTCTTCCATCCAATCGCGGAAGACCTCCTCGGTAAATTCTACTTCAAACACTTTCATTTGTCAGTCCTCCTTTACGATTATGAGTTTCACCTTGTCGCCCATTTTCAAATCTCCTTCATATCTTGCAATAAGTTCTTTTGGATAATAGTCCGCAGATTGGAAAATAAAACCTTCCACCGCACCCTTCATCATCTGCTCCTTCATAACCTTCTTGCCTTCTTCCACTCCGTCCCAAAAGCATCCTTCCCTATCCTTCAGCCATCTCTCTTCCATCTGCTCCTTCTGCCACTTTGCTCCTGCATTGAATGCCTCACGGATATACGGCGTAAGGTAGTTTTCCTTTGCCCAAGATTTTCCGTCGGTGTATTCCTCCGCCGCTTCCTCCAGACTCTTGTCGGGTTGCTCATCATATCCCCTGCATTCTGCCAGCATCTTATCTACATTCACACCTTCCCAAGACTTGGTAGCCTTGGCTATCTTCTCTTGGATATATGCCTCATCATACTTGCCCGTGTAAGGCTCGGGGGTTTCCTCCTCCAAGTCCTCGGCTATCTTTTTCGTGGGCTCACGAAAATGTTCCGTGCCCCATTGTGCGAAATGTCTGGCAAAATCCGCGAAAGCATAGAAATCCATAAATTTCGGCTGCATCAGTTCGTCCCATACTCGTTCTATCTCCTTCTCCAAGTCCTCGGAAGGTTGCGCTTTAGGCAGGGAGTCAATGAATCTTTCAAGATATGTCAATTCACTTGTGCGACAAGCCTTTGCATCTATACTAATATACTTGTCTTTTTCGAGTTCGTTTTTTCGCCGCTCAATCTCGGCTTTGATTTTCTCTATCTTGTCCACTTTTCCAATGATTTTTGATGCCATTTTTCACACTTTTCCAAGGGTCATGCGTAGAACGGGAAATACTTCACGGACAGGTTGCAGATGCTGCCGTCGATCGTATCGAACTCCAGCACCAGGAAGCCGGTGTGCGACGCCAGTTTCTTGGCCCTCATATAGGAGGTCTGCGACTGCATGGCCGGAACGCTGATCGCGTGGATATTGCGCTCGAAGATATAGCACATCTTGTGCACATGACCAGCCAGCAGGATGTTCGGCTTGTGGCCCCCATTTATCGACTCGACAAGTTTTTGGAGGCGGTATGACAGGGCATAGGAATTTCCGTCCCCGCCGTGGAAGAGCCGGATCGTGCAACCGTCCACGTCTATGTCAGCGGAATCGTGCCCGATGTATGTCATGTTCTCCACCCTGCTGCACACATCCTTGACGAGATTGGCACCTGCGAACTCGCGGAAGTAGGCGTCATGGTTCCCGCTGATGATGTAGATGGGGCGGTCGTAGAGCGACATCAGTTCCACCGCCTTGCCTCGCTGGGCTTCGTACCCTATCTCCGATAGTTCGTAGATCTGCGTCCCGGCCCTGCCTATCTTGAGGCCGTCCACGAGGTCCCCGCAATGCATGATGCACTCTATCCCGTTCTCCGGGTTGTTGGCGTATCCGGCTACCACGCCGTGCCACTCTTCAGGGGAGTAGACGCTCCCGATGTGGGTGTCCGACATGACAAGGATGCGATGGTGCCGTCCGTGCAGATGGATCTCCGGATAGGGGATGTACCGCTTGGCGATTCCCTCCCCTGCCGCGATCGCCTTCAGTTCGTCCTGGGAATACCTTTTACGGAGTTTCTCCATCAGGGGATCTGCGGTCTCATGCCTTGGCACCTGGCCGGGTATCATAGTGCCGGAATAGACGGAGAAGGTCTTGCCGCGGCTGTGGACCTCGCCCCTGGTATCCAGCATCCTGTAGTAGAAGCCGCCCGGCTCCCCCAAACCGTTTTTGACGAAGGCCTCCTGCAAACTCGCATAGACGACCCCGCTCTCATCGATTACTTTTATTTTCATATCATTAGAATTGGTTAAACCTTTTCCACTCCTGTATCTTCTTCTTGTCCTGGTTCCCCTTCTCGATGTTGCACTCTTCGCACAACGACTGAAGGTTGGTCCGGTCATAGAAGCGGTCCCTGCAGATCGGCCACGGGATGATGTGGTCCACGCAGGTGGCCGGCTTGATGACGCCCTTGGCCTTGCATCTGGCGCACAGCGGGTGCTCGGCCCGGAAGGCCCGGGAGAGCCTCGTCCACCTGGCGGTGTGGTATGGGTCTGCCGACCTTTCCCTGACGTACTTCCCCTCCGCCCGCTCAATCGCCTGCGGCGTGTCCCATGGTAGGCTTGTTCTCATTGATCCGTTGTATCAGTTTCCTGGCCTTCTCGTCACGCAGGCAGCCGCAGCTGGTCGTGTGTCCGGACAGGAGGTTGTTCTTGTATACCTTGACGATATTTCCGCAGTCGCACCGGCATATCCAGCGCACCTGCCAGCAGGGGCCCGGGCCGTCGTCGCGGAGGGCGGTGAGCCTCCCGAACCTGCGGCCCGTGATGTCGTAGCCCTTACCGTGTCTCGACGCCATAGCTTTCGATGTACTCCAACTCCACGGGGAGGACGGTCATGTAATGCTTCCTCGCCAGCTGGATGGTGATGTGCTTGCTGGTCCGTGAAATTATCTTCACGGGCTTCCCTTGGTACAGGACGGCGTATCCGTTGATGATGTCGCCCTCGAAAGGCTCCTTTCGCATTGGTTTAATTAGTTTAATTGGTTTAACGGTTCCGCGGGCCTCTTGACCTCGCGCACGTAGATCCCATGGACGTGGGCCATCAGGGCCTTCTTCAGCGGCCAGCGGTCGTTGGGGAAGCCCTTGTAGTCTTCCACCACGAGCTCGCCCCGGTAGAAGTAGACGAAGTCGGCGGTGTAGGTCACCTCCCTCGTCCAGACGCGTAGGACCTGCTTGTCCTTGGTCTTGAGGTGGACGGTCACGGAGCGCCGGACCTGCGGGACCAGGATGTAGGTCACCTGCCTGCGGAGTCCGGTGATTTCCCCCCTCGCCTCGGCGTCCTTCAGGAAGAGCCAGCGCTGGTGCTCCCCGAGGGAGTCGAACGTCCCTTCGGACGTTGAAATTTTACGGTTGTTGAATTTCCCCATGGCTTCCTTCGATTATGTTGTTGAACTTCGCGTACATCCGGAGGTCGTCCGCATAGCATGCCGGCACGTCGAACCGGTCGCACATCTTCCGGAGGTAGTGTACGACGGTGGAGTGCCTGACCCCTATCACCCTGGCTATGTCGGTGAGGGTGTGTCCGTCCTCCCTCATCCGGTAGGCGACGAGCTCCCTGATCAGGACGGACTCTCTCCTGCGCGTCCTGTCCATGGTCCTTCCGACGGCCTTCTCCGCGGCGTCCATGAGGGTGCCGTAGTCCGGCCTCCCGGTCGCCGGCACGGGGTCCTGGCTGACGATCCGCTCCGCAGCGACCGCCCTCTCCTCCGGGGAGAGGACAGCCGCCGTGCGGACGATCATGTCTATGCGTTCCTTATTGTCCATAGTTCTCACGTTTGTATTCTTCCCTTTCCTCCATCGCCTCGCAGTAGGCATCGTAGTCCTCCTCCGGGTCGTATCCATCGATGTATTCAGGATCGTGGGGGCTGCGGCCCCGGTTCTTGTCGTACCATCTCATGACCTTTCCCCTATCGGTTTGAACTCGAACGGGACGTACTTCCTGCAGTTGTCCCTGGTACGGGCCTCGAAGCGCTCGGACCTTCTTGTCTCCGTGGTATAGTAGGCGGTCATCCCACCGCGCTCGAAGACATATCCGCGGCGTTTGAGGTAGTAGCGCTGGGAGGCGTAGTGCTTCGGCCTCGCCACGACCCTGAGCTTCGTCCGCCTCGGGAGTCCGAAGACGGCCCGTGCATGCTCCAGCTTCCACGTCTCCTTCCATGATGCATGGGCCTTCTCCAGCCTCTTCCTTTCCTTCCGTTTCCCGATCCGGTCCACCGACTTCTCGCCCTTCCGGAATTGGAACTCCTCGGAGCGAGGGATGCGGTAGCCCTTCGGAGGGTATGTACCGTTCAAGATATGCGACCTCTTGGCCGCGTCGGTCATCTCCTTCTGGCACTTGTGCATGAACTGCGGAGACTTCTTCAGTCCCATCGCCCTTGCGATCCGGTGGAGCGTCCCGTCGGAGATCCCGAGCTTCTCCATGATGTCAGCGTTCTTGGTGTGCTTGAAGTGCCTGACCAGCCAGGCCTCCTGCTTCTGCGTAAGGGTAACCCTTCTGTAGTTCCCTTCTCTCATCTCATTGTCCTCCTTTCAGCTTTTCTAATAGTAAGAGATACTCGGTCACAGAGGTTGGAGATCCGGAGCCGTTTCGGCGCTTCCTTGCGTGTCTCGCGCCGGATGGCGTCCACGGCGAGGCGGACGGTCCGGATCTCCCGCTCCGTGAACCGGAGGTCAGAAAGGCAGGTCCTGGACATCTTCCTCTTCCTCTACCTTTTCCTTCGGCGGTGCCTGCTGCGCCTCGTCCCTGACGAACTGCTCGATGTTGATGCGGCCCGTCCAGAGGGTGACGTCAGCCCTGGCT